CGTAGTCAGCTAGGCCCGATCGCGCCCCTCTCAAGTCCCGTCAGTACCGCAAGCCCGCGCCGCACGCCGCCGCAACGGAGGCAAGCCGGCATCCCGCCCGACACTCTCGCCGCAACGGGGAGAGCGTGCCATCCCGCAACGGGAGAAGAAACGCATGACAGCACCACGAGGCCCCGTGCCGAAGCGCAGCGACCAGCGCAGGCGCACGAACAAGCCTGAGATCCCCGTCGAGCACGCTCCGTCTGGTGCGCCGACCAGGTCGGCATCAGGCCGTGCGGCGTACCGGAAGCCTGCCGCTGACAAGGGATGGCACCCGCTGGCGCAACGCTGGTGGAACGCCCTCGCCAGGTCTGGTCAGAGCCGCTGGTACGAGCCGTCCGACTGGGAGCACGCCTACGTCTGGGCTCACCTGCTGTCGGAGCAGCTCGGATCCTCCAGGCCCTCCGCGATGATGCTGGCTGCGTGGGATTCGGCGTCGGCCAGGCTGCTGGTAACTGAGGGGGACCGGCGACGGGTGCGGATCGAGCTCGAGCGCGGCGAGCAGAAGGACCCGGACAAGGAAGCCGGCGTGGCGTCGATGCAGGCGTGGCGCACCAGGCTCGCGGGCGGTGGTTCGTGATGCGCTTCCACTCGGCCGACTACCGCAAGGACCGCGACCTCGGCCGGGGCAACCTGCTGAACCGGGGCTTCTGGTTCTACCTGCCGCGCCCGCTCGTAACCTGCAGGCTGCTCGGCCACAAGCCGGCCGTGGACGGCACCGAGGGCTTCCGGGATCGTCCTGGGCACCGGTGGGTGTGCTGCGACCGGTGCGGCGTGCGCCCGGAACCGCAAGGCAACCTCAACCCGGCTGTCTGGAACATCGGTGATCGCGGGGACCTGTTCGGCCCGGTCGACGATGCACCGGGGCAGCGACCGGGTAGCTGGCCATCGCGGCCGGAAGGAACGATCGGCGGCCAGCTGATCATCGGCGGCCGGACGACGGCCAGCGTGTCGGTCAAGGTCGGGAACGCGGGCAGCGAGCACGTCCTGGCCGCGCACGCGTGCATCCCCTGGCTCGGTGGCTTGTACCTGCACAGCGAAGGTTTCGGGCAGTGGCTGCAGCGGCGTCTAAACCCGGTCGGGTATCAGTCGCGGGTCACGTCGCTGGACGTGCACAGCAGGCGGCTCTGGTGGCGGCTATGGGCGCCACGCGACGAGCATCGGCGCGATGCGCCGCGATGGCAGGACGGATCGGCCCGGCTCGACCCGCGTGACATCGCCTGGGGTGAGAAGCGGTACTCCTACGAGGACGCCGCCGGCCCCGAGGTGGTCACCGTAGCGATGCCCGACGGCGATAGCTACGACGTCACCATGACGCTTCAGCAGCAGAGTTTCGGCCGGCCGGGACGGCGGCAGAAGCTGTCGTGGATCGTGGAGTGCAGCCACCGGGAGGGCATCCCGCACCGGGATGGCTGGAAAGACGGCCTGTGCGGCTGGAGCGTGCCGGTGAGCGCCGGCGCGGCCGAGCGCGGCACCTGGCAGCGAGAGGCCGCCGCGGCGAGCGCGGCCGAGGTGGCATCGCTGCGGATCCGGTACGGCTGGAAGCCGCCCGTCGCGGCAGCGTGAACCCGTGGGCGTCATCGCCCCGGCCGACCGGCTCGTCACGCTGCCGCCCGGCATCCCGGAGCTGACGCTCGGGTGGATCGCGATCGAGTGGGCGGCTACGTACCTGCGGCACCCGAACGGCCCGCGCGCGGGCCTGAACTGGGAATACACCGAGTCGCAAGTGCGCTTCCTGCTGCACTGGTACTCGCTGCGGACCGACGGCCGGTGGGTCTACCAGCACGGCGTGCGCCGCCACTCGAAGGGGACTGGCAAGTCGCCCAGCGTAGCGGCCATATCGCTGACTGAGCTGCTCGCGCCGGTCCGGCTGGCCCGCTTCGACCCGGACGCGCCCGGCGGGGTACGCGGCAAGCCGGTAGACATGCCCCTCGTGCAGGTCGCAGGCGTCAGCGAGTCAGCGACGGCCAACACGATGCGCCATATCCGGGCAATGACCGGCAAGACCTCCAAGGTCGTGCGGGAGTACAGCCTCGACCCGGGCAAGACGGTCATCTACACGCCCGGCGGCGGCCAGCTTGAGGCCATCACGTCCTCGGCCGCGGCGGCAGAGGGCGCCGAGGTCACGTTCTGCGCGGAAGATGAACCGGAGCACTGGCGCGCCGCGAACGGCGGCGTCGAGCTCGCCGCGACGATCGACCGCAACCTGGCCAAGAGCGGATCCAGGGCGATCGAGACGGCGAACGCCTGGGAGCCTGGAGCCGGGTCGGTGGCTGAGGCCACGTGGGACGCGTGGGTGGCCCAGGAAGAAGGCCGCACGAAGTCCGGCGCGCTGATCCTGTATGACGCCCGGGTAGCGCCTCCGGACACGGACCTGGCCGACGACGAGTCGCTGCGGAAAGGCATCGCGTTCGCCTACGGCGACTCCTACTGGGTCGACCAGCAGGTGATCCGGGACCGGATCCTGTCGCTGCGGACCAAGCCCGACCAGGCGCGGCGGTTCTACCTGAACCAGCCGGTGGCCAGCCAGGACGCGTGGGTCACCCAGCAGGAATGGGCGGTCCTCGCCGACCCCGAGCAGGTGATCTGCGACGGCGACGAGATCGTGGCGTTCTTCGACGGCTCCAAGTCCCGCGACGCGACCGCCCTGCTCGCCTGCCACGTGGAGACCGGCTACGTCTTCACGGTGGACGTGTGGGAGCCGCCCACGGGCCCGTCTCACTCGGCCGGGGCCACCTACGAGGTCCCCGTCAGCGAGGTCGACGCCGCGGTTGAGCGGATGTTCGACCGGTGGACCGTCTGCGCCTTCTTCGCCGACGTGAAGGAATGGGAGTCGTTCGTCAAGGTGACCTGGCCGGAGCGGTACGCGGACCAGCTGGAGATCCACGCCGTGCCGTCGGGCAAGGAACCGCACGCCATCGCCTGGGATATGAGAACGCACACCTACGACTTCACCATGGCGTGCGAGCTCACCCTGACCGAGATCACCGAGATGCCGGACGGCGTGCCGGTGTTCCGCCACGACGGCGACTCGCGGACCGGACGCCACATGGTGAACTGCCGGCGCCACCCGAACCGGTGGGGCGTGTCGATCGCCAAGGAGTCGCGGGACAGCCCGAAGAAGATCGACGCGGCGGTGTGCGTGGTCGGGGCGCGGATGGTGCGCCGGCTGCTGCTGGCTAAGCGCGCGGCCGAACCGGCCAAGAAGCAGCGGTCAGGCCGGGTTCACGGATTCGCGTAAGCGGCCAGGGCTGCGCGCAGCCTCTCGTTGAGCGCCGATCCCCACGCTGCCTCCCGGTCCTCGGCCGCATGCACCGCTGCCCGTGCCTGGTCAGGTGGCAGCGAGAACAGGGAGCAGTCCGTCCGGTGGAACGTCAGGCCTCCGCAGTCGCAGCCCTGCACGGACGTGACCTCGGCCGGGACCGGGATGCAGCGGAGCGGCAGCGGATCCGGGATCTCGCTCATGACCTCACCGCGGCCGCACTTAGCACCGCTGCGCCGGCGAGATCCTTTGCCAGATCGGACGCCAGCAGCTCCCAGAACACCCGTTCCGCGAATAGGTCGCCGGCTGGCCCGTCAGGGAGTGTCGTCGCGACCGAGCCGGTGCGGAGCCGACGCCCGAACAGCCTGAACCAGTGCTCGCGGTAGGTGATCACCTCAAGTTCCACGGCCCGGAACTGCGCGGGGGCCCGCACGTCGGGCGGCACCGCGGCATCGAAGTACCGCATCCGGTCGGGCACGTCCTTCACCTGGCCGCGCAAAGGCCCGTCGATCAGCAGCATCATGGTCATGACCCGAGCCCAGCTTGCCGCAGGCAGGGCGCGCACCAGTCGTCCTGCACATCGCCAGCAGAAACCGGGCGCCACTGCGTGCCACCTTCGAGTCCGCAGCGAGTCTGGAATAGCGGCGAGTTGAACGGTATGCCGAGCTGGCTGAGTGGTCCTAGGTGCTGGACCTGGGTGCCGGACTCACGGCAGACGCCCGTGGCGAACGGATCGTCGTACAGGTCGGCCAATCGGCCCGCTTGGATCATCATGACCTCACGATAGGCCGGACGGGGGCGTGATGACGCTAACCCCCGGCGAGGTGCCCGACGTCGCGGCCAAGATCCTGGCGATGCGCGAGAGGGAGCAGGGCCGCCTCAAGCGCATTAGCGACTACATGCGCGGGTTCCATGACTCCGTTTACGTGCCGGACGGGGCCCGGTCGGAGTACCGGTGGCTGCTGCAGCGCTCGGTGGTGAACTTCCTGCCGTTGGTCGTGTCGGTGATCGCCGAGAACCTCCACGTGGACGGCTACCTGCCGACCAACTCCGAAGGCGAGGTCACCGACCCGTCATCGGCCGGCTCGGCCGCGGTCACAGCGGACCCCGCGAACCCGTGGTCGATCTGGCACGCCAACCGGATGCAGGCCCGCCAGCACGGGCTTCACCGGGCGGTCGCCAAGTACGGCATCGCCTACACGGTCGTGCTGCCCGGCACCATGACCGGCCCAGGCGACACGGTTGTCCCTCAGCCGGTCATCCGGGCAGTGTCGCCGCGGAAGCTGACCGCCCTGTACGCCGATGACGTAGACGACGAGTGGCCGGTCTACGCGGTCGAGGAACGGCTTATCCGGTCGGCGAAGAGCACCATCCGGGTCGTGTGGCTCTACGACGACACGAACCGCTACACCCTGATCGGCAAGCAGGGCCAGACCGGCCTGTACTGGCCCGGTGCTGAGGACAACCTGTTCGACTCCGCGTGGCAGGACGTCGCAGCGGACCTCCCGCAGATCGAGGAGCACGGCCTGGGCGTGTGCCCGGTGGTCCGGTTCCTCCACGACATCGACCTCGACGGCGAGATGGACGTCTCCGGGATGGTCGAGCCGTTGATCCCTCTGCAGGACCAGATCAACACGACCACGTTCAACACGCTGATGGCGCAGCAATACGGGGCTTTCAGGCAGAGGTACGTGACCGGCATGGTCCCCGATGACGAGAACGGCCGGCCGCGCGAGCCATTCCGCTCGGGAGTCGACAGGCTATTTGTCGCCGAGGATGCCGATACGAAATTCGGCGAGTTCTCGCAGACGTCGCTCGGTGACTTCCT